ATTGGAGGTAAGGATGTTTAGGGTGATGTGTATAAAGCAATTTGATAAGATATGTACTAAAACAATGAGACCTGCGACATACATAAACTATCCAATAGTTGGGGAAATTTATATTGTTGATCGTGTAAAAAAAGATGGATTTTTTATTATTCGTGGTTTTTATGAAAATATAGGATACGACCCCAGTAAATTCCGCCCCATCGACGATTCCTTCGGTCACCAAATCGCCTCTGAAATCGAGTAAGAAATTAATCAGGAACAGTTAGTTATAAAGTAATGACCGAAACAATCTCAACCCTAATATTCCTATTTGCCATAATCGCTTTAGCAATAGGCAAACGCAAAGAAGCTGAGGACATCGTTTCGGATAGATGTATGCATTCACATTGGGAGTACGGAAGATGTAAACAGTGTTATAAAATATACGAAGATGATAATAATTAACAATTAATAATAATCAATAAATAAAAACAAAATGCTACAATTAGACATTCACAAAGGGTTGCCAATGTTTTTTTTTAAAAGAAAGAAAACGCGGCGAATTAAAAACAAGGATCACATTTTCAAATATAGATAAATCGTCCGTTGGTGATAAACTGACAATTAGCGATTACATTTATCGTATAGACGAAATTACAGAGCTGCGAGATTCTCCGCTTAATTACGGAACAGATAAGCCGGTTTATTTTCACGATTGTAAAACAACTCTATGCGGAAAATTTGAAGGTAAGGCAAATGAAAGACGAGAGGTTGCAGTAATTGAACCAATTGATAATCAGATCGGTATAAAATGAAAGACGAAACAAAACACAGATCACAAAACGCAATTCCAACAGTTGGCAACATTCCAATGTTTAGACCATCAAGGATAGTAATGGAAGTTGACGCTTCACAGGTTTTATCATGCGCCAAGTATGTCCACCAATTACAGATACTAGCCAAAGAGTTATTGCCAGGATCACGAAAGAGGGCTATATTTATGGACGAAGTTAGCCGGGTAAGTAGCTTTATAAGAAAACAAAGTATTATTAATTTGGACAAGCTGAAATAATCAGTATATTTGCAGACAATCACCGCCATGACAATAATAAATTTAAAAAATAGCCCTCTACTGATTTGGTTTTACTTGGCGGTGAACCCGATTGGTAGGGGGCTTAACTTTTATATACAATGGAATTAAAAAAAGCAACCAGAAAACAGGTTAAACTTCGACTTAACCTTTCAGCTCCATCAGGTGCCGGAAAAACAATGAGTGCCTTAAAAATGGCTAAAGGATTAGTAGGCGACTGGAATAAGATAGGTCTAATTGATACAGAGAACGGCAGCGCATCCCTGTATAGTCACTTGGGTGATTTCAATACCATAGACCTTTCACCTCCATTTAGCCCGGAAAGATACATTGAGGCTATTAACGCTTGCTTAAAAGCCGGAATGGAGTGTATAATTATCGACAGTTCTTCGCACGAATGGAGTGGCCCAGGTGGATGTTTAGAAATAAACGAAAATCTGGCAGCATCAAAGTACCGTAATAATACATGGTCGGCTTGGAACGAAACAACGCCAAGACACGACGCGTTTGTTCAAACTGTTCTTCATGCACCTTGCCATGTAATTACCTGCACACGCTCTAAAATGGAAACAGTTATGGGTGAAGATAAAAAGGTAAAGAAAGTTGGAATGAAAGACATTCAGAGGGATGGATGGGAATATGAGTTATCTGTTTCTCTTATGATCGATCGAGATACGCATAAGGCCATTGCTTCTAAAGACCGTACTAATGTGTTTGAAGGGAAGGATCCGTTTATCATTACTGAGGAAACTGGACAGCTTATTAAACAATGGTGTGAATCTGGAGTAGATCCAGAGCAAGACGCTTACAATCATTTACTAGCATCAGATACTTTGACTCAGCTTACAGAACGCTGGTCTTTTATCGGTAACAAAATGCAAGCGGTACCTCGTATTTTTGAATTGAAAGAAAGATTGAAAGTTGAACTATCTAAACAACCTGCGTAATGGAAAATATTAAATCAGAAATGTTTAAGATTAGTTGCCATAGTATTGGTGACATCATGGCCGGAGATGTTGGTCTAACTGAAAAACAATCTTTACGGATTGATGAATTAGAAGCCCGAGAAAAACCGGGCGCAAAACCTCTTACTGATAACATGAAAGAAGAACTAGCAACGCTTCGATCTAAGAGAGATAATCCCGAATTGCCAGTTGGGGCTAAATCGTACTGCAAAACGTGGCTAAAGAAAAAACTATTTAATCGTAAGCAAGACTGGAAAGCTATTGTAGTAGAAAAAGGACTACAATGTGAGCCAGCGTCTATTGAATTAGTGTCTATGGTTACCGGTATCGAGATGTCCAAAAACGAAGATTGGTTTGAAAATGATTTTATACAAGGTACGCCGGACATTTTAACGGCTGATTGTGTTCGTGATGTTAAGTCATCTTGGGACTTGTTTACATTTCCGATGTTTGACGATGAGTTGCCTAAGAAGGAATACTGGTGGCAATTACAGGGGTATATGATATTATTAGGATTAAACAAAGCCTGTTTAGATTATACATTAATCGACACCCCTATGCCTTTGGTTATGCTTGATCTTAAAAAGCTATACTACCAATCTGGTGGTAAAGCCGACGAATGGAATCCGGCGCAATACGAATCCCTTATGCCTAATTACCGTTTTGATGATGTGCCGCCTAAAATGCGATTAAAAACATTTGAGTTTGAAAAAGCAGAATGGGCAGAAGAACAAATAAACGCAAGGGTTATTCTTTGCAGGGAATACATTCACACGTTATTAACCAAATAAAAACAAACATAAACATGGAAGTAATCGGAACAATTAAACACATCGGGGAAACTAAAACGGTATCAGACCGCTTTAAGAAACGTGAAATAGTAATAACTATTGACCCAGACAGCACCTATCCCCAGCACGTATCGTTTCAGCTCACACAAGATAAGTGTGACCTAGTTAACAGCATGATCGAAGGAGTTCAAGTAAAGGCGCAATTCAACCTAAGGGGAAGAGAGTGGAACGGCCCACAGGGAGTCAAGTACTTTAATACGCTAGAGATTTGGCGGATGGCGGTTGTTAATTAAATAGTTATTAACAAATAATATAAAACCCGGTGACTAGCCGGGTTTTTTGTTTTTACCAGTTAAGTGTAACACGTGTAACATTTTTTATCTTGTAACTAATTGATAATCAATAAAAAATTAAAAAGTGTAACAGTGTTACATGTTACACTTGAAGAAAATAAAAATAAATACACCTGTTTAAAAAACTAATATTTTAAAAGTGTAACATTGTGTTACACTTGGCTTATAACCTTTAGTATCATTGAAAAAATGGTGTAACATTTGGCGGTTTACCGATGTTACACATGTTACACTTTGTGTTACACGTGTTTTTTTATATGTTAATAACTTATTTTTTGAATGTAGTTATAATTTTGTATCATTGTAAGTACCATTAAAAACGATCATGTCAAAAAACATTATAAAAAAATTCCCTCTATTCTTTACGTTTTACTTGATCGTTTGCGTATTGGATAGGGGGATATTTTTTTTATGATTTCAATAGATCGGGCTAGGCAGCTGATAGATAATAACCTTTCTTTAATTCCAATAGGGGAGAATAAAATCCCTTGGATCAAATGGAAAATTCATCAAGAGTCCGTTGTATCAAAAGATAAATTTGAAGAGTATTACCATAATCCTAAAACTAAAGGAGTAGGAATAGCTACTGGTTACAACGGACTAGAGGTTGTAGATGTAGATTTAAAAGTGCTTCCATCTTTAAAAGATCAACAAGATTTCTGGAATGAGTACATTTCTTATTTACAAGATCATATTGATATGTTTGAAGATAAATTTGTTATTTACAAAACAATCAATAACGGTTATCATATAATTTACAGGTGTAAAAAAATTGATGGTAACAAGAAACTTGCTAAACTAAAAGATCAACACGAAGCTATAATTGAGACAAGGGGGATAGGTGGTTATGTGTTTGTTTACGAAAACCAAATATCTAAATTATCCTATACTGAAATTCAAGAAATATCCGAGTTGGATAGGGAGGTACTTTTAGAGATAAGCAAAATTTATAACTACAATGCGGATCCAATTAAACCCGATCATGAAAATAAAACATACAAGGATTCTGAAATAAAACCCTGGGATGAGTATAATTCAAAGGTTTCTATTTTTGATGTGATTGGAACCGACTTTGAAATAGTAAGATCGCTAAAAGATAAATACATAATTAAACGTCACGGTGCGAAGTCTGCTCACAGTGGTTACGTTTACAAGGATAGCGGGTGCATGTTTCTTTTTACTACTGCCACCTGTTACCCTAATGAAAAATTAGTTTCGCCGTTTGCCGCTTACACCTATAAGAACTTCAACGGAGATTTTAAGTCTGCCGCTTCTGATATTTACAAGCAGGGTTACGGATCAAGGATAGTAAAAGAGCCGCCAGAGATAAATAACAAGCCGGTATTTGATTCAAAAGATTTAGTATTCCCTATTGATATATTCCCAATAACCATTCAGAATTATATTATTCAATGTAATCAAACATTAAACAGTTCTGTTGATTACATGGGATGCTCTTTTATGTGGATGTCTTCTGTAATAATTGGAAACTCATTACAGATACAGGTAAAGAACGGATGGCGTGAGACTTCTAACATCTGGGTATGTATTGTAGGTAAGGCAGGTCTTGGTAAAACCCCATCAATATCAAATATAATTTACCCGTTAATGAAAGCTAATAATAAAGAGGTAAAAGATTTTATTAAGCAGAATGAAAAGTATTACGCATACATGGCACTAGATAAGGAAGAGAAAAAACTTACTGAAGAAATAAAGAAACCGGTTAAAAATCAATTCATTGTAAACGATATAACTCTCGAAGCCCTTGTTGATCTTCATGAAGAGAGTGACAATGCCGTTGGCGTATTTAAGGATGAGCTGGCAGGTTGGTTTAAAGACATGAATAAATATAGGGCAGGATCAGATTTAGAGTTCTGGCTTTCTTCATGGTCTGGAAAATCAGTATCGCTTAATCGTAAAACATCAAAGAGTGCGTTTGTTGAGAAACCTTTAATACCGGTTCTTGGAGGCATACAGCCAAGCATACTTAATATTTTTTACACAGAAGAAAATAAAGACAATGGATTTATTGATCGTATGCTATTGTCGTTCCCCGAATTAGAAATAGAGTCATATAATGATAATGAACTTTCGATAGAGGTGTCTGATTGGTATGAGGCCTGTATAATTGGATTCTATGATGATGTAAAAAAACAACTTATAAAAAGAAATATTGAACAGTCAATAGAACCACAAATAACTAGGTTTTCAGCCGAGGCAAAGGAAGAATGGATAAGGATTTTTAATGAGATAACTTCTATACAAAATTCAA